CTCCGCGGTACCAAAAGGGTCTCCTCACCATGATCTCATCTCAGGAATCAACATACTCCTGAGGTAGGATAGACCGGAGTAGGGATGAAAGACGGGAGATGGGGAACCTGTCTGTAGCAGCTGTGAGATCACAACTGTACAAGCGGGTCTTCCCCCACTCCTGGACCTTAATCTTGAAACCGTCTTGGTCAAAAGTAAAGTCTTGTGGTATACCACGTAGGATAGTGAATATTCACTGATGGAGGGGACGAAGGACACTCTGTGAGAAATAGTCAAGAATTCCCACAATCCTTGTCTTTAACTCGATATCAGAGAATACTCCCAATCTCCTACTTATCGGTGGATAGGCTTGGTCTGGGTGTTGAATGAAGTCCGCGAAGGCGAATGTTTCGAACTCATCCAAACACTTCTTGAAATGTTCACCACCTATCTGGCTAATAGCCTCCCTAAGTTTAGGATCAAGAGATAATCAATCCTCAACAAGGGTATCAAGCTGTGGTCCATTTGGACCCATCTTGGTAGACAGGTGGAACCGCTTAAATCTCAACCTGAAAGGAATCCCATTGAATTTTTGAGAGACACCCACACTTCTCCAGAATTTCCTTAGGATCCGATCCTCCACAACACCGACCTCCTTGTTGAGGACATCAGTGATTGTAGTGAAATCGGGCTTCGGACTCATGGTAAGTGCACGGGTTGAGTGAACTATGGTTGTCCAAACCCTCAATTGGGGGGATGTCCAGCTTAATAGCTCATTCACCTCGAGCTGTCCTCAAATGGTAGTGCCGGGGGGGGCGACTGTAATAGTTGCTTCCTTTCTGCATTACTGGCTGAGAGCACCTTGAGTGCCCAAGTCCGGTATCGCTTTAAAGCGGTTACCTTCTCTCGGACCTCAGATTCTGAACGCGCTTGGAGAATAGGGGACCAGATATCATCCAATCTTCGAAGAGCCCAGGTCTCCCCTCTCATCAGTGGCGTAGATCTCTCATAAGAGAGGTCTTCCCACCTAAGAGAGTGGAGGGCCCACTTTATGAAACCCCGTGTAACTCTATAAGCCCTAGTCGCCCCTCTATGAGGGGTACACTTGTGGTTATGAGAAACATGGTCTTTCCGATTAAATCTGAATGAAGTTACTCTTACATTACAAATTTTAAGGGTAATTGGTTTCATATTGTGCGGTTACATTGTTTCACGGTCCCCTTGTCACCGGGGGGACTGGCTGGGTATGTACCCAGATCATTTCAGTTGGCCGAAATGATGAAACAGCCTGGGACACCGCAACGAATTGCGAG